AGGTTGAGCCGGAATGAGCGTTCACATTGGTCCGGAAATGGTGTTCACGTTGAACCGGAATCGGTGTTCATGATCGGCCGGAATATGCAAGGCCCTCGGCGCTGTTGCCGGTCACCAGCCAGGCGAGGGCATGCTGCTGCCCGCTGGGCAGACGTGGGTCGGCGCCATCCTGCAGCTTGGCTGCCAGGGCCGCCACCGTGTTGGGGGCGGACAGATGGTGCTGGTTGCCCTGTTGTTGGCCCACCCCGTGCTGATAGGGGGTGACGGTGAGGTAATGGCCATTCACCAGCAACCGGTCGAGTTCGGCCCGAAGTCCGGCCAAGCCCCCGGCCACCTCGCTAAGCGGGTGGCGCCGATACTGGGCCCGCGCGGCCACTCCCTGCAGTCTGCCCATGGCGCTCGCCTGGCTCGCCGGAAGCTGCCCCAGCACCTCCCGGGCGTGGGTGTGTATGCTGCCGACGCTGGCGGGCCAGCGTAGCACCCCCTGGGCCCAGCTCATTGGGGCATCTCCGGCCAGGTGACCGATGTTGGCCACCCCTCGCTTTGTGGCAGGCGCATCAGGGCGATGCGATAGCGTTGCAGGGCTTCCAGCTTGGCCAGCTCTTGCGGGGTGGCCAGCTCCAGTTCTTTGGCGTCCTGCAGGGGCGCGATGTGCAGGGCGACGTCGGCCTGCAGGGCATCCAATTTGCTCTGCTGCTCGGCTTCGCTCGGCAGGTCCTCGGGCTGGGCCAACGTGCGGATCTCGCCGAACTCGCCAAACATGGCGCGCACATAGAGCTCGCGCCCGTGCTCGGCAGAGTCGTCCTTGCGGGCGGTAAAGGTGACGAACTGGCCGGGCAGGTGGGCAAAGGCCACTTCCATGTCCAGGGCGTCCGGTTGGCCGGTGTAGGCGATGACGTTTTTGGCGGTGATGATCTCCATCAGGCAATCCTTATCCAAAGTGATTTGGTCCAAGCGTTGTTTGCGTAATAGCCCATCAGTTTCCACGTGCCTGCTGGACTCCCGCCGCCGGTGTCAGATTCGTGCATGTCAGTAGAAGACCAGCGCAAACTGCTGCCGGGCAGGGTGCGGCCGGGGGCATAGACACCGGAGGCCTTGGTGAAGAAAAAGCCATAAGTTCCGATTTGCCCGACGCCCCCGGCCACCACATCAGCGTTGCCCTGTGCTGCGGTGTGGGTATGGGCAGACGGCGGCATGGTGCCGGGCTTGCCGGTGACCTCTGCCCAACTGGGCCAGCGCGATGCGTAGGCCGGGATCCCGGTCAGTTGGGACCAAGGATGAGAATGGCTCGCTGCAGCCGCGCCGAGCTCGGCCAGAGTGGGCTTGTTGCCGGTGTTGTAATCCCGGGTCCAGGGTGTCCAGGCGCCGGTACTGTACTGCGCCCGGCGCCAGACCCGGCTGGAGTTGTAGACCAGGTAGGTCTGCTGGGGGCCGGCGCCAGCGCTGACGATGAGCGCCCCCGCGCTGTTCTCCGGGTAGTGGCGTGCGGCCGAGGTGTTGGCGTTGGCATGCTGGGCATACACCTTGGGTTCTTTCAGGGTGTCGAGGTCTTCGGTACCCAGATTGATGGGGTTGAGCCAGGAGCCCGGGTGCGAGTGAGACGTGGGCGAAAGGCCGTTCAGGGCTTGTTGCAGGCCTTCGACTTCCTGGATGGTCGGCTTGTGGCCAGTGTCGAAGACCTCGCGCCACGGGCTCCAGTTTGAGGTGTTCATGCTGTAGTTACGCATGGCCAGCACACCACCCCCGTCGTAAGACCAGGCGACCTGGAGCAGGGCCTCGGCCGCGTAGATGCGCTTGGTCTCACAGTAGAAATAGGCGTTTGCTGTCGGCGGTGAATTTGGACAGGTCTTTTTCTCGTAGAGCCCGAAGTCACCAGCCAAACAGCTATCCAAGTCTTTGTTGGCCGTGTAGCCGAACGTCGCCCCGTTGTTATTCAACATGTCGCGACGGGCTTTGTAGCCGCTGACATCGAGCTTGCTGGCCAGTGCTTGCGTTAACCCGGACACGTTCTCCATCAGATGGCCGTGGCTGTTGTCCTTGACCTCCACCGCGATATTGACGCCCTGGGCATCTTCCAGGATCCCCTTGCCAGTTACATCCCCGGAGAGCTCGATGGTGCGCTTGCGGCGCAGGTCGGTGACGCTGCCGTCGCTGTTGATGATGGCGACCTTGGCCACATGGTGCTGATTGCCGTTGCCGTCCACATAGTCGGTAAGGGCCGGCACGCTCAGGGTGAGGGTGAAGTGATTCACCCAGGCATTGAGCAAAGAACCCGCCCGGTAGATGTCGAGCCAAAGCCCCACCGGCTTGGCGCCTGGGGTGATTTTCCTGACCTCGTCGAGCTGGGCGCGCAGGCCACCCACATAGGCCACCCCGGGCTGCACCTTATAGACACCGGATTCGCTTACCAGATTGAATCCGTCGCCGTAGAAGGTGGCCGGCCCGAAGAACTGCAGCGCCTGCAGGCGCAGGTCGTCGTCCATCCCGCGCAGGCGGGCGGCATAGTCAATCTGCCAGGTGCTGGCATCCACGTGGGTGGCGGTGGCCTCGGAAGCCCGGTCGTACTCCATCAGCATGGACTTGACCAGGCTGTTGCCGATCTGGCCGGTGGCTTCATTGGTCTTGAGTTTGGTCTCCAGCCCCTTGTGCACAATCATCCCCACCATGCAACTGGCCTTGTTGATGAGGTAGAGGGCATTGAAGCTGAAATCGCCGACCGTGGTGTCCAGCACGATGGTGTAGGCCACCGCGTCGTTGTTGATGCGCCCGCGCTGGTCCACCGCGTGGCGGTGCACGATCTGGCCCGCCGGTGGCAAGCCAAGATCCGGGCTTATCGGCTTGTTCGGGTCCAGGCCCGGGATGTTGGCCAGCACGAACTCATCGAGCACCACCGGCGTCTGGTTGGCGAGGCTCGCCTGCAGGTAGCTGGCGAAAGCGTTGGTAATGATCTGGCTCATGGGGTCCTCTTGAGTGATGCGCCGAACACCTGCTGGTTCATGTCGATGCGACCGGGGCGCAGGGTGGCGGTGACCGGGTAAACCACCTGGAATCGGTAGCGGCGGCAGGTGCGGCCGTAGTGTTGGATGAGGGTTTCCATCAACTGCTGATTGCTGGCGATGGCGCTGTCGGTCACTTCGATGGTGATGACGTCCCAGGGCGTGCCGGCCTGGCGTTCGTGGATGTCGCACCAGCCGATGCCAAGGCGCTCGAAGATGCGTTTAAAGCCCGCCACTTCGCCGGCGTCCCGGGCGTTCACAAAGGCGAACTTGACCCGCTTGCGAAAGAGCTCAATCGGTTCGCCGTTGAAACGCGCGATGTCCCGCTCCCAGGCGAGCAGGGCCAGCAAGGACTCCGAGCAAGTCAGCGGGTCTTGCTGGGCCAGCGGCAGCAGCAACCAGCCCTTGAGCCGTTGCCAGAAGGCATTGATGCCTTTGGCCAGGAACCCCGGCTCGGCATGGGCCGGACTGATGGTGTAGCCATCTTCCCACCAGGGGGCGCTGGCATCGGGTAGCACTGGCGCCTGCCGCTCGTGCTCAAGGGGCGTCATGTCAGTCATGCAGGGTCACCGTCAGCGTCTTCAATCGTGGGATGGCCAGCCCCGCAACGATGTCACTCTCCTCAAAGCGCAGGCTCAGAAGCTGCGGGAACTGGCGGTGCAGCTCCCGGCCAAGTTGGGAGAGCGAGAAGCGCGAGCGTGGCCAGGTGCGGGTGACGGCCGGGAAGTCTGCGGACTGGCGAAACGCCGCCCTGACCAGGTTCTCGGCGCCGGCTTTGAGCGCGGCCTTTTGCTCGTCGCTGAGGTTGGCTTGTGGCCAGAGCGCCAGGGTGAGGCTGTGCTGGGTCTCGGGGATGCTCATCACGAACAGATCATCCCCATGGCCATGGTTGCCCTGGCGGCCCACGTAGTCGTTGAGCTGATTGATGAGGCTGGCCGGGGTGGCCCCCACTTCCAGCAGGATGTAAGCGTTGGCGGTACCGGGTCCCCGCGGGGCGTCGTGCTCGAAGAAGATGTGATCGGCGCGGATCCCCGCCACGCTCGCCAGCATGGATCGGTAAATCGCATCGATGTGGTAACGGCCCACCGCTGAAAACTGGTTCTGGATGCGCAGACCGAGCGCGTCGTTGCTCTCGACGTCGCTGCCCTGGGTGGTGATCCACTCCTTGTCATCGTTACGGGCCGAGAGGATGCCGGTCACCGGTTCGCTCAGCAGGTTGTAATAGCCCGGGGCGAGGTTCCAGGCCGCACCGGCGAGCTCGGCCTCGCACACCACCCGGGCCACCGCTTCCCCGGCGGGACTCACCACCGCCTGCAGGGGGCGCAGGCGATAGATGGTGCCGTTGATGCGCTCGGTAGTGACCCAGATGTCGGCCGGGATGGTGACGGCGTCGCTCGGGTTGGCTTTCACGAAGTTGACCAGGCCCCGGGTCTTCTGGGCCGCCTTGCGAGTAAGGTCCACATCCCAGGCCTTGAGGTCCAGATAGGCATCGGTGGCGGTGGCCGCGAAGGTGTTGGGCAGCACATGGCCCGCCAGCAGGGTGCGGATCAGCCAGAGGGCCGGGGTGATGACCACACCGCGCACCAGCCGCCAGAACGGGCTCACATCGCTGTCGTTGGTGATGAGGGAGCCGGCGGCCACCACCTCCTTCTTGAGCTCGGCCTCCATGGCCGCCTCGGTGGTCGGCACGCCAGCCTCGGCCAGCAGGGCCATAAAGTCCACGGTCGGGCGCAGGTTCACAGGGTTACCTCCAGTTCGCCGAATTCATAGGTGCGGGCGGTGACCAGTACCCGGTCGGGGGCCTCTTCGCTGATGAAGATAGTGCCGGGCACCAGCCGCTCGTCGTCTTCAACCAGCAGTTCAATCTCGGTCATCACATCGCTGCGCAGGGTCGGGCTACGCTCGCCGATGAGCTTGCGGGCGAGCCCGGATTCCATGATGCGGTGCTTGATGTCCTGACCGATGCTGTGGCGGTCCTGGGTGGTGCGGGGCTGGCCCCCTGCATCGAGCTGCCAGGCGCCGTTCACCACCAGGATGTCGATGTACTTGGGTTCGTTCATCACTTGGTCTCCAGCCAGGCGTTTTCGGCCAGCTGCTCCGGGGTCATGGGATTCTGGTTGGTGATGTGCACCTCGCCGATATGCAGGGACTTGGCGGGCTTCTGGTTGGCAGCGCTCGCGGCCGCGTTGGCCTGGATCAGCTGCTGGCCCAACCCGCCGGCCGGTACTTTGCTCTGCTCCGGCTGACGGTAGCGGGCGAGGGGAGCGGTGATCGAGGCCTGTTGCTGCTCTGCCGTCATAGGGGAGCTGACCGTCCCCGGCATGACCGGGAGGGTCAGCGGGGTGAGCGCGGGCATCTGCAGGTCCGGCATGCCGCCGAGCTCGATATTGACCCCCGGGATCAGGTTGAGTTTCTCGATCAGCCAGTCCACCGCCCGCCCCAGCAACTGGAAGGGGCTCAGGTTGCCGAGCAGTTGCATGAAACTGGCCCAGCCGGCGACGGCCCCGTCGATCATGCTCTGGATGGTGTCGAACACGCCCCAATCCGCCAGGGTCTTCTTGAGGTCATCCCAGTAGTAGATGACCGCTGCGACAGCGCCGATCAGCAGCACTATCCCGGCAATGATCAGGCCGATGGGGTTGGCATACATGGTGATGTTGACGGCCAGCAGAATGGCGCGGAAGGCGACCAGCCCGGCCTTGAGCAGGTTGAGCGGGGCGATCAGAAGCGACCAGGCGATGCCGAGCCCGAGAGTGGTCATCTTCGCCAGCCCGGCGAGCAGCAGCCAGGCACCGGTCACCATGCTAAGGCCCACGATGGCGAGCAGGGCGTAGCTCACCACCCTGGTGAGGTTCGGGAAGAGGTGGGTCCAGCGCAGCACGGTGTCGGCTCCATCGGCAAAGACCCCCACCACCTTGTTGATGGCCGGTAGCACCACCCCAAAGGCGGCGGCCCGGATGGCGAACCATCCTTGCGTCACCCGTTCCCACTGGTCGGTCATAGAGGCGGCCATCTGCTCGGCCTTGCCCATGCCGTGGGTGTTGGCCAGGGCATTGATGTTGGTGGAAAGGGCCTTGGTGTTGGTCATCAGAAGTTTGACCATGGCCACCGCCTCATCCGAGCCAAATGCCTTCTTTAGCTCGTCCCCCTCGGCCACGCTCAGGGTCTCGCCATAGCGCGCCTTGAGTTTGTCGAGGATGGTGAGCACCGGCAGCATGTTGCCCGCGGCGTCGGTGAACTTCATGCCGAGCGCCTTCTGGGCACTGCCCACCCCGGCCAGGAAGGCCTTGAACTTGGTCCCGGCTTCGCCGCCGCCCATGGTGGCCTGCAGTTGACCCAGCACGGCGAACTGCTCGTTCATCGACACCCCGGCCGCCGTGGCGTTGGCACCGATGGCCCCAAAGGCATCGGCCATGCCCTGGCCGGTAGTCTTGAACAGTTGCACCGCGAGCGCCGTCTTGCCGGCCACATCCTCCACCCAGTTGGCCTTGCCCATCTGCTTGGCCTGCTGCTCGAAGATGCCGTACATGGTACCCATGTAGTTGGTGATGGTGGCGGTGTCGGCCTTGGTGGCCTTTGCAAGGACGGTCGAGGCGCGGGTGAAGGCGGGCAGCTCGTTGCCCTCCAACCCGGCGATGGCGGACTGGATGTCGTAGGAGGAGCGGACAATCTCCGTGGCTGAGTTGCCATACTGTACGGACAGCTTGAGGGCTTCGCGGCCGAGCGCGCCGAGCACGTCTTTTTGCACATCGAGGGAGGCCACCTCAGAGAGGGCCCTGTCCATCTCGATGGCGGGCCCGAGGGCCGCCTGCACTGCCAGCCCGCCGGCGGCCAGGGTGGTGGCCCCCATGGCCATGTTGCTCCAGCCCTGGCGGCCCGCCTTGCTGACCTTGTCCATCTGGGCATTGATGCCAGCAAGGGGCTTGGTGACCTGGTCAACCAGGGCCACCTGCATCATCAATTTTTCCATCCAGGCCATCAGTCGTTACCCGTTCAGTGCTTTGGCAATGCCCTCGGCCACGGCGGCGGCGTTGGACTCTCTGTGCTGTTTGTCTAACCAGATGGCGCGAGCCAGGCTGTCGAGGTCGTCCTCTTCGTGGGGCAGGTAGTAGCGCCGCAGCGCCAGCACCTGCTCCAGTTGGTTGCGCTCGATGGCCTCGGCGCGCGCGGTCAGTTTTTTACGGTGATCTCCAGGGTGGGGGCGAACTGCTCGTTAATGGCGCCCGCCAACTGCAGGGCGGCGCCCGGGCGCTTGAGCAGCTCGTCCAGCGCAGCCTTGCTCTCCTGGCAGACGATCTTCTTGAGGTAGTTGTGGGCTGGGGCCACCTTGTCGCTCGGCATCATGTCGTTGATGAAGCCGTTGTAGGCGGTCATGGTCGGCTCAAAGCTGATGTCGGTACCGGCCACAGTCAGGGTCAGGGTCTTGCTCATGGGGTTGTGTCCTCTTGGGTTATCCAGTGGTTCAGGGTGTTGATCTGGGTTTGGCAGCGGCGCAGCGCCGTCTGCAGGGTGGGGATAAAGCGCACTGCGTCGCCGTAGGTGCTCCCCGTGAATTCAGGCTCCGGGCAGTGGGGTACCAGCCCCGGCGGCGGCAGCCGCTTGACCACCCGGGTTTGCACCACGCTCAACGGCTGGCTGGAGCAGGCGCTGAGCGCCAGCAGGCAAAGGCTCGCGAGCGCAATCCGGGCGGCCCGCCGGCGGCGTGGCCAGGGCTTGTTGCAGGTCATCGGCGGTCTTCCTGTTCTGGTTGTCGAGCTTGGCCAAGGCCGCGTTCTGGTGGGCGAGCAGTTGGCGCAGAGCGCTGTCTTCTTGTCGCAGCGTCTTGAGCACAGTGCCCATCTGGTCGTTGGCCTCTCGCAGGGTGGCAATGGTCTCGTTGGCGGTGGCGAGTTCCCGGGTGCGCTGGGTGAGCCGCTCCCCCTGGGCAAACAGCAAGCAGCCAATCACCAACCCGATCAGGGTCGGCAACAACCGGATGAGCGTGCTCATGCCAGCACCCCGCCAAACTCGGTGAACCTGGCCAGCAGATCAGCCAGCTTGTGCTCGCGCTGGCCGTAGCCGGCGCCGGGCAGGCTGGCCCAGATGTTGGCGCACTTGCTGATCGCCTGGGGGATGCGTCCCTTGATCACGTCGTCCAGCGCTTTGCGCTCGCGGATAAGCTGGATGGCCCAGGTGTCCTGGGAGACGGGACCAAAGTCCGGCAGGCCGAGCGCCGCCTGGTAGTGGCGCCAGTGGCGGGAGAGGAACTGATAGCGCCCGGCGGCGGTGCTGTGCAGGGTCGGATTGACCCGCACCAACACATCGGGGTGTTCGCGGTAGTCCTGGAAGAACCCGGCCGGGTTGACCAGCTTGTTGTAACCGTCGTCGCCCAGTCCCTTGGTGCCCTCGGCATAGGCGAGCAGGTCGAGAAAGGCGGCCATCTGGGGATGGCAATCACTGCGCGGCATTGTTGTCCTCCTTCTTGCTAAACATCAGGGCCGCCCGGTCGCGGATGATGTCGATCCCGAGCAGCCCCACCACGCCGCCCAGGAAGGGGGTGGCCTCTTGGGGGATCCCGAGCAGGTGGGTCCCGGTGGCGGCCGCCAGGGTAATGAGGCCGCACAGCAGGGATTCGATCAGCCGGCGGCGACCCCGCCCACCGGCGTAGGTGATGCGCAGGAAGGCGATGGCCAGCGCCAGCAGGGCCCCATAGACGGCGGGCCAGTTGTCCATCAGCCAGGCCAGCAGGGCGGTGGCGAGGGTCGGGTCTTTATGAGGCATGTGGTTCATGTCCGTTGCTCTGATTAGCGGGCCAACCGTTCAAGGCGGGTCTGGCAGGGGACGCACAGGCGCACCCCGGGTACGTGGCGGCGGCGCCCCTCGGGGATGTCGTCGTCGCACTCTTCGCACTGGTGCAGGCTCTCCCCCTGGTAGTGCCCCTTGCCCACCTGGTTGGCCAGTTGGACCGCCAGCATGCGGGCGGCGTGATGGTTGGCGCGGTCGATGTCGTCCAAGCGTCCCCCTTAACCCAGCAGGTGGCGGGTGTCTTCCTTGGAGAGGTAAGGCACGCCGTTGAGGTGAACGAAGTCGGGGGAGGTCACAAAGCCTTTCACCTTGTGCACGCTCTTGCTGCCCCCCTTGGGATCGATGTCGAGCAGGTCGGAGACCAGCAGCTTCACCCCGAAGGCCTCCACCTTCATGGTCTCGGTTCCGGTGTCGGCGTAGAACAGCACATCGTCCGGCTCCATCCCGCGCCAGCTCCCCGCCCGTTTGGCGGCGTCGGCCAACTGCGAGAAATTCTTGGTGTCGAGCTCGAACTCCAGCTCGGCGGCGACATCGCCATCGACGAAGCCGTCCGGGATCCCCCGGGTTTGCGCCACGGCGCTGTTGTCGGTGATGGAGAGACTGGCCTTTTCGACGTGGACCATGGCCCCCAGGAGGGTGGTGTCAAAGCTGGCACCGGAGATACGACGGGTCATGGGTTAGCCCTCCCCATTGTTGAGGCTCAAATCGAGCATGATGTTGACGGTGATCCCCTTGGGGCAGTCCACGGTGCGCACCACCACAAACACCGAGACCAGGTTCTTGGCGACCCACTGGATGCGGATGTCGCCATCCTGGGGGGAGGCGATGTCGCCCGGGAACGGCTGGCCGTTGATGGTGGTGGCCTTGGCCATCTCCCGCAGATCCTTGCCGAAGTAGGTGATGGCGGCGGCGGTGCTGCCCGGGGTGGAGTTGAACGAGCGATCCCCGATGCGGGCGATGGCGCGCAGGCGCATCCGGCGCGCGACCTTGTAGGCAATGCGCAGGTTTTCGATCACCTGGTAGTCGCCGCCCTCGGCGTCCAGGGTGCGGCCATCGGCCCAGTAGATCCCGTCATAGTCCGGGTACCACATCGGCACCGAGTAACGGTTCTGCTCTAGGGTCTGCAGGGTGGCCAGTGGCAGCGGGATCCCGTCCTTGTCCACCGGCTTGTTGCCAAGGCCCACCAGGGCGCCGGTCTTCACCCGACAGGGACTGTCGGCGATGCTTACCGCACGGTTGCACAGGCGGCCCGCATAGGCGCCGGCCAGGGTTGGCCAAAGCTGCGGGATAAGGGAAACCGAGCTCGCCGCGATGCCATCCTGCAGGGTGGCCAGCTCGGCCTCGTAGGTGGGCCAGTCCTGTTCGTCGGCAATGGCCGGCACGGCCAGCAGCATGAACTGCCAGCGCCCCCATTTGGCGATCAGCTCCTGGTTGAGGGCGTGGGCGGCGTTGATACTTGCCTGGCCCCACTCTTGCCCCAGCACCACGACCCCTTCAAACGACTGGGTCTGCTGGGCGTCACGGGCCGCGTCCAGCCAGGGCTTGTCAGTGGGCAGGACATAGGCCGCCGCCGACCAGTTCTGGCCGGCGTTATCGCGGGCGGCCAGCAGGTTGGCCTTGAGCTCGCTGTCCGCGGCCCCGAGCAGCTGATCGAAGTCGGATTGGGTGTTGAGGGAAAGCAGCTTGCCGGTGTTGCTGGCGGCGCTGCCGATGAACAGCAGGTGGCGCTCGACCTCGGTCACCGGCCCCTGCATCTGGTTCAAGTTGTTGATCTGTACATAAGGCCACATGCCGTTATTTCCCCTTCATGTCTTGCTTGTTGACGTCCCAGCCG